GCAACTTCCTTTGCTATATCCAGCTCCTTAAGAGCGTGGACTTCTTCTGTGACCAATTCTTTATCTGAAGCTACTATCTTGATATGCGTAGCTTTATCGCTCGGGAAAATATATCCACCAGCGCTAATCTCTAAGCGATATTTCCCAATTGGCAAGATAGCGTCCAGATTAAAATTCACGCTTGAGTTCGTGACAGTCACCTTCTTCTTCCACTGGTACTTGTCCATAGTCAGACTAACGACCGCCACCTCCCCTTCAAGAGAGGAGACAGCTCGATAATCTTCGTCTAAGAGGACAAATCCAAAGGTTGAAGCTACATCACCTTGTTTGATGAGGTAACCGCCGTCAACCTGAGCAAGATTGGTCGTATTGAGATTACAGACCATTCTGCGCCCCTTTCTTAATTCTTACTCTGAATCAACGTTTTCAACTCTCTGACATCTTCACCTAACGACTTAACTTGTTCCGCAAGGACTAAGATAGCCTTGTTTTGTTCGTCATGGTTATCTAGTCGTTTATTGGCAGACATCTTGAATTCGTGCAGATTCTCGATGTCTTTCTCCAAAACCGTAAGACGATTTTCTTGTTTAGTCGCTCGGTCTTTCATTGAGAAATAAAGTCCGACAACAGGAATCAGAGAGAGGAAGATTTGGACAATTAAGCGTTCAAATTCTGCCATAAAATACCTCTATCCTTTAGGTTCGTACTTCCATGCTGCGCCTGTTCCATCCATTTCAAGACGACCATTTCGGGCAAAGTCGCTGACTGGCTCACCGTTATAAGTAAATTCCTTATTCAACTGTACCAAGATACGCTTGCCTTCGCCGTCCACTTCAATGTGCGCAGGGTCTTCAAGAGTAATCAAGTCATGCGCCATGTAGCGTTTACCGACTTCAGCAAGTGGAATGAGTTCAACTAATTCCTTGTAGTTGGTTCCATAAGCGATTGTCTTGCCTGCTACGGCATTTAAAACGACCGCATGGATGATTTTACCATAGCGGTCTGTTTCGGCTTGATTATGCTTAACTGCTTCATCTGTAGCCGTCTGTTTAGCTTCAGATTGTGCCAATTTCTGTTCAGTTTCTTGAAGCTTAGCCTGTGCTTGCACGATTGCACTAGTAGGGTCAAGTTCTGTGCGGATATGGTCCAGCACTGCTTGGACCAAGGTCGCTTCATTATCCTGTGTGCGGTCACCGTGCAATTCTACTTGCTCATAGCTATAGCGTCCGTTGATCTCCATTTTGATTGCGACTACTGTCACATCTTCTGCACCTTTAAGATATGGTTTAATTGCTACTTCGTAATTCATTAGTTAGTTCCTTTCATTTTCGCTTGTGTTTCTTCAAATAATTCTTTAAGTGCTGAGTCATAAGCCAGCACATCGTTAGTTTCTTGCAATTCTTTAGCAGTCAGCGTATAGAGTGCCTCTAATTGTGCGCAACGCAATTCTGCATCAGATAAGCGTTTAGCAAGTGATTCTGTTACTAATTGGTCAAATGATTGATCCATATTTTTCCTCCATTAAGTTGATTTTTTGATTTAATTCTTGGATGGCTTTAATTAAATAAGGTACGAAAGCGGTATAGTCGATATGCAGATAGCCATCTGGATTTTCAGGATCTCGTGAGACAATTCTTGGAACGATGGTTTCAGCCTCTTGAGCTATTAGACCAATCTCCTCATGTTTCTTACTTTCGATGAAATCAAATGCAACCATTCTTAATCTGTTGATTTTATCCAAGGCTTTCACAGCTGTATCTGTGATGTTCTCTTTTAAGCGTCTGTCTGATTTTTGTTCCATCCAGTACTTCACGCTACCACTACCGACCTGATTCCACCAAACAACCGCATTCCTTCCACCTTTAGGATTCCAACCATCACCAAAGACGTCTTTGTCTCCAAGTTCAATACCATTTGAAAATATAGGGGAACGAGAAAAAGTAGTAGTCCCATAAAAGTTTGCTCGCGATGCATTTGAAAAATCCACTTGATCATAAAAACCGACTTCATTCCTACAATACATTTTCCCATCGGTATTGACGTTCCATGCTTTAGGTCCGGCATAGTTCCAATTATTTCCCCAGTTCGCCCAGAAGGCTGTCCGGACTCCATAACCAGCTCCATTCCCCATACCAACAGAGAACTGATTGACGCCCGAAATCCAGCGACCGCCACCCTGGTCAAATTGACCAAGTGTAAATCCACCGATTCGGCCTTGATAGGCTTCTAGGAATGTTGAACTAGAAACAACTGACTCGACTTTTGTCGCAAAAATTCGCTTAGATGTCAGCTGGTCAATAAATGCTTCATTTGCAATCATTTTCCTAATAAACGCATCATCAAATCTCACTTTATCAGCCGTGACCGCTTCAGCATCTAATATCGTAGTCGTGACCGAACCTGCTTCAAAGTTAGCAGTCTTTAACTTATCAACCATAGCCGACTTGATAACTGCCTTATCAATCAGAGTCTCGCCAGTTATGTGGGTCAGTTTTCCGACAAATCTGTTATGGCCATTAGCGCCAAGATTGATTCCTGAAATCAAATCACCCGCACTATTGATGTTTTGAACCGACCATGATCCTGCCAGTTGACTTTGAACCGAGCGAACCGCTTCGGACATATCATCAAATTGACTAGCTTTGTATCCGTTCGTTTGAGAAGCACGAACAAGCATTATCTCTTTAATTTCAACCCAGCCATTTTTAGCCAAATAGAAATAGAATGGATAAAGTCTATTATCTTCAAATTCGAAATCTCTGGAGATAGTGTATGTTTCATTAAACACTCTCCAAACGCTTGAAGCTGAAGTTGAACTTGTGGCTACATCTGAAACAAAAACTGCATCATTTGCCTGGTGATTTTTAACAGCAACCCCGAATTTATGGTCTAATCGTTCCATAATGCGGTACTTGAAATTAAGAGTGTATGTCTCACCTCTGGCCATTCTATCGATGTAGAGTGGTAGTGTGAATCCTGCGAATGTATATCCTGAATTACCAGTGCATCGAATGGTAAATATACCGTTGCTCACAAATACTCTCTTAGTGTTGCCATCATTGACTAGCGTATGCCTATCCATTGACTTCGAGCGAACAATTAAGTTATTGTCGCTTCCAAGGCTTTTAGCCACCTCAACCTGAAATAGCTGATTAGTCAGTGCCATGCGAGCGACCTTATTCGAGATGTCATTCTCACTGCTACCGATAATCCTCTCATATAGCTGACTAGTTTCCTTCACACGTTGGAAGTCGCTCTGATTTGCTTTGCCATTTATTTGGCTAGAAATCGTAGCAAACCGACCGTCTACAGTTTCTTTGAATTCGGCCAGCTTCTGCCTAACGCCTTCCTCTACATCACCTTTAGCAGGTAGCCAATGTACCAAAGGAATAGCACCACGAACAAGTGTCGCCCAATGCATATTCCCTTTTGATTCATACGGGTCGGAAGACAAAGTGATTTCAGTACCAGCTGGGATTTCTTGAGTGGGTGTAAATTGCACCATCCAGGCGTCTATTGCCTTATTATAAGTAAGACGTCGCCAATTCCCAATTCCGTCTAGAAAAGTGTGACCAGCCGCATTCTCTCCGTGCCAATATTTCGTTACAAGAGTATAAGTCTGATTTGCTTGCAAGGTTTCAACAAGTCTATATCGTTTATCGTGCTGGTTATAAAAACCGTCATTACTATTTTTCAGCAAGTTTCCACTTGTTCCAAGAGAGAGGCTTTCCAATCGTCTTTCAACACCCTGAACGCTTTCTTGGAAAGTACTTTTACCAACAAAATCCCTTGTTACATCTTCACGAACTGCTCTAGCCTGACTAGCACTTTCTTCACGAGCATAACGCTTTAAATCATCTTGTCTTTGACCGTCATTATCGACATAGGTTTCAACCTTGGTGATTTTTGTGGATAACCCTTGGGCAGTCTTTTCAAACTCGGTCTTAGCTGCATTGATTTTTCCAAGCGTATCAGTTGATAGGCTTTCAAATTTTTGCCTTAATGCTCTTTCAGTCTGTTCGACTGTAGCATTGTCCGCTTTACCAGCTAGACTTTGTTGTAACTCAGACTTGAAGCGATTTACATTCTCTGATAAATCACGTTGAGCCTTGCTTGACTCTTGTTTGAATTGGTTCATCTCAGTAGACGACTGATCAGCGATAGTCTTAGCTTCGTTAGCTAGAGAACTACTTGCCCCAGCTTTTTTCAATGCTTCTTCAGCCTTACGCTTAGCTTCTTGTATAGAAGCATTGTCGAAGTTTTGGAACCGTTTATCGATTTCACTTGAGATGTCTTGCTTGACTTCTTCCGCCTTGGCCTTGTACTGCTCGATGGCATCTGTGATAGCTTTCTCACGTTTGGCAAACTCAGCATCAAACGCACGGTCAGCATTTGCGATTTCCTTTTTCAAACGTTCTTCAAAAATCTTATGCAGATTTCGGCTTTCATTCAAAACGGCATCATTTACAATCCCACCTATCGCATTCGCAAGACTGGATTGGAATGTCCCAAAACCAATTGATTTCAGGCGTTTTGCCATTGGCGAATAGGTGTATTTCGTGATTTTCTTACGAACATCAAGCCCGTACCATTCATGGTAGATGCTGACCACATCGAACATCCGAACCGCTGCATCGCTCTGGCCGACAACTGAAATTTCAAGGTTATCTTCCAGCATGTCGCACATACTTGTCCGAAAATACTGCTTTCCGTATTCAATCAAACTAGCTTGGTCTTTGACATTCTGGTCATTGACCTCAACAACTGCTTCATAGATTTGGGTATATTTCCCAAGCAAGGGACTATCAATCACCACTACATAATCAACGTCAGGCGCCTTTTCTCCCTCTCCTTTGACGGTCGTTTTAAAGGTTATCCGAGTTTTCAAAGACTTCGTTGAGGTCTTATGCTGGTAGCTAGATAGATTTTTCTTGTACATAAAAAGCGATTCATTTTCAGAACCGCCATTCTTCAACAAGCGTAAGTTGTAGCCATTTCGCACCATATCTCCGCCCCACTGACCAAGGATAGAGTGCTTGTCTTTGGCCAAGACTTCCATAGCATTCTTATCCTTAATATTGAGCGTATGCCTGTCGTCAATATCCGAGAAAAAAGAAAAGGGATTGGTTCTAGTAATGCTACCAGCCAATGCGCTTAATACCCTTGTCCCACTGACACGATCAACATCGATAGAACTGACGATGTAATTATTTAACAGACTGATAACCTGATTAGCGTAGACTTGGATATACCCTTGTTGTCTTTCAACCTCAAAAATATAAAAATCCTGCTCACCATGCAGGTCATCAGCTGTCAAAAAGGTTTCCTCTTTCAGCAATTCCCACTTGGGATCCGATGTAGGAAAACGAAAGGTCAGTTGATAGGTATTGTTTCGTTCCTGAACGATTTCGTCATTGTAGGCCTCATTTAAAGGCGTATTGCCTTCAGTAAGATAAATCATAAGATATACCTCCAATTCGGCCGAACTGTGACCTTACGAACCGCACCAGTAAAGACCAGACCGTTATTACCAACAGCCAACTCAAAAAAGCCTCCACGTTTTCGTAGCGTATTTTGAACCGCGCCATCTGCGTTGTAGATATTCTGTTTCTTATGTCTACAATCAATGGTCACTTTTCGTCTAATGGTCAAGTGCATAGTTGTCCGTCCGATAGTCAACGAAATATCTCCGTCCCCCTCAATCTCAATTACAGGCTCACTATAGACAGAGCCTGGATTGTTGACATTGCCACTTGCGGTAAAGACCAGAGGAGCAACATTTTTCTGATAGCGGAACGGTTGCATACTCAGCTTGATTTCTAATTTCCAGCCGTGCATGCCTTGAGGTTTGTATTTTGCGCTGACAAAATCAGCATAAAATAAAGAGCCTAGCTGGTAGCTAAACTCTAGCGTATTATCATTTGGTTGGAATCTCTCAACGATTTTAGACGGGTCTACCGTCCTTGGAAGGTAAAAGGCAAACGTTCGTTCATAACTCTCATAAGCACCGTCCAAAACACGGTAATTCCCGTTGACCCCAAAAAGGGTGGCTGTTTCTGACACCTTAGGTTTAGCAGCCTCTACCTCGCCAAAATCTGTCACGACACAGTTAGGAATGGTTGAAGTATTGAAACCATTGATAATCATGTATTCCATTAAATTCCCTCCCTAGCATAAATCGCACCTTGACGTTGGTAGACGCTCATTGAAATTTTATCAGCGTCTAGGTAAGTATCTGACGGCTTTTCAAGGATAGCAGTAAGGATCTTCTCCATACTTGCTCTCAGAATCGCTATCTCAGACACAGTTTGACTATCTTTTGCCTCAATTTGAGCGCTTGGCATAGCCAAACTTGCTTCAATATTTTTGGCAATGGTAGGCGTTCCACTCAAGCCAAAATCATCATTTGAAAATGCGTTTGAGATCTCGCCAGCCATTCCACCGACCGATTTCTTAACATCTTTGAAACGGTCTTGCAACCCTCTATTCAAACCTTGCATAATCGCATTACCAGCAGGAATCAAGAGCTTGCGGTCATACTCAATCGGACCTTTGTGATCAGCAATCCAACCAGCTATACCACCGACGAAGTCAGTAACTGCACTCCAAGCGGATTTCAAACCACCAAGGAATCCATCAAGGATAGCCTTACCAGCTTCCCAAAGGTCAATGTTTCGGATACCGTCAAAGATACTCGTAACATTGCTTACAAGGTCACTAACACCTTGCTTCATACTCTCCCATGCTCGCTGAGCTCCTTGGACAAGTCCATCAATCAGACCTAAGACTGTTGATTTCAAACCTTCCCAAGCACTGCTTGCGACAGATTTGATCGTGTTCCAGATGTTAGATAATATCTGAGCAAAACCATCAAAGATAGCCTTACCTGCAGCAGACAACCCGTTCCAAATTGCCTCACCGACTCCTTTTATAGCATTCCACGCGGTGCCCCAGTCACCATTGATGATAGCCATGACTGCTTTTATAATGCCACTGATAACATCCATAGCCGTCTGAATAGCAATCTTAATCAATTCCCAAACCGTTGTTACAACCGTACAAATATTATTCCAAGTCCCTTCAATGAAAGGTCCGAGAATATTCATAGCTGTTTCGATTATAGATTGGATAATTGGCATGACCGTCTGAATGACTGTCTGGATAGCATTCCAAACCGTTGTGAACGTTTGTTGAATCAAACCTTGATTTTCAGTCCACCATAGGGAAATACCGTCCCAAGCAGACCTGATAAAATCAACAACCGCTTGGATAATTGGAGCAACAACAGCCATCATATTGTTCCAGACGGTTGTAGCTGTTTCAACAATACCATTCCAAACTTCGGTCAAGACTGGTGCGACAGACTGCCACACACCAGAGAACCAATCCATGAAGCCTTGCCAGATTTGTCTCCCCATCTCAGTTTGAGTGAAGAAATAAACCAAGCCTGCAGTTAATGCAGCAATCGCAGCGATTGCAATTCCAATTGGATTGGCACTCATAGCAGTAAATAGACCCGTGACTGCTGTTTTAATTGTCGTTAAGACAGCAGGTATTCCAGATAGCAATCCCGAGACTGCCGAAAATGCTTTAAAAGCTAAAAATGCAGAACCAAGAGCGGTAACGATACCACCCATGATACTTCCTAGACCTTCGCCAAAGATTCCACTGAAAACACCCTTGATTCCTCCTAAAATAAGGTTAGGAATTTGCTTCAAAATATTTCCAATCATCGGAATTAGGTTTCCGAAAAGAAATGTGGATGTCGTTTCCATCAAAGCTTGTAGTGCAGGTTGAATATCTTCACCCAAAGACAACTTTCCAAGAACGTTCTGAGCAGCTGCTTTCATAGATTCAAATGAACCAGTAAAAGTTGTTGCTGCTTCTCTTGCTGTTGTGCCAGTGATGTCCAAATTCTCTTGGATAGCGTGAATGGCGCTATAAACATCTGACAAGTTATTCATGTCATACTTAACGCCTGTCAATTTTTCTGCGTCGGACAAAAGCCGTTGCATTTCTTGCTTCGTACCACCATAACCCAATTTAAGGTTATCTAGCATGGTATAGTTTTGTTTGGCGAAACCTTGATACGCAAGTTGAATGCTTTCCATAGATGTCCCCATCTTATTAGCATTATCCGACATATCAATCATGGCCATGTTAGCTGTTTCTGCTGCTTTATCTGTATCTCCACCAAGAGATTGCAATAAGCTTGCTGAGAAACCTGTAACATTTTCCATATAGGCATTGGCTGACAGACCAGTTGTCTTATAGGCCTCGTTTGCAAAACCTTTGACCTTATCAGCTGAATCTTTAAATAGGGTTTCGATACCACCAAGCGATTGTTGGAGTGCTGCCCCTTCGTTTATCGATGCTCCGATTGCCTGACCAATTCCAGCAGCAGCAATAACTCCTGAAACAGCGCCCATCATTTTGGATCCGAGGGATTCGCCTGCACTAACGCCAGCAGAGGCAACTTCACCACCCATTTCCTTTTGAATCATGCCACTAATGCCTTTAGCGGATGGAATGATTTGTACATAGGCTTTTCCTAATTCGGTCGCCACTATTCCTCACCTCCTGTTTTCGCAAGTAAAACCTTGCGATAGTTTTCAAAATCCTCACCAGATTCAAAGACGAGATAATCCCTTTCGTCACTCTCTTCTTTGTGATTTTTTGTTAGCAATTCAGCGATTGATGTCGGGCGATTAACACCCTTTTGGCCATCCTTGGTTTGCAACCACAAAGAAAGAGACAGTCTGTCTACGATATTTGCAAGTAACGTCGTTTCAAGAGGGACGATTTGGTCAGACATGATCTGCTTTATCCGTGAATCGTCGCGCAAACCATACGCAAAAACAGCCACCTGATTTAAAGGTAGCTGTTTGTAGTCGTATATCTGGTAGGTTTCCGCCAAGTCACAGACAAGGGCATCTTCGTCCAAATTAATCATCTGAGCGAGGACTAGGATTTTTTTAAGCCGTTAACTGATTCAAAAACACTCTTGATTTCATCTGCCATTTTATCATTTGGCACGATGCCATCTTCTTCTCTTAGATGGTCTTTAAAAGCCTTGGCTTGCTCATCTCCGAATAAAAGTTTTACAACTTTAGGAAAGACTTGACCTTGTCCTTCGTCAACTTCACCAATCAATTCCAACAATTCATAGTTATTTAAACGACGCTCAGAAATTTCGAATTTAAAACCTGACTTCGTTTCCCCTTTGAATGTTTTACTCATCTATTTTACGCTCCTTGAATGTACTTGTAATGTGTATTTCCTTGGTCGTCTGGTAAAGCGGTAATAGTTAGTTCATAACCAATTGGCTCACCATCTTTATAGCTAACTTCTCCAATTTCGCTCACCTTGCCACGAGGAATGACGATACGTTGGAAGTTTTTATTTTTTAGGAGAATGTCAATTACCAATGAGTGCTCTGGCAATTCGTTTGAATTTGCCTTAACAGTAATCCCGGTTGATAAAGTTCCTGTAACATTATCTGCACCATAAGCTTCTTTAAGGACTTCTACATTAAGACTTTCAATTAACTTAAATTTAAAGGTATCTTTCTTTTCGGTCTGAGAAGACAAGACTGTTTGTCCACCCCAGGCTTTGACTTCTTCACTTTCTGGTGAGTTTTCATTAGTGATACCGTCTTCCGAGATATATCCTAGCGATTTAAATGCTGGATTTAAATCTGATTTTGAATCAGTTGGCAATAATGTCCCTAGTGGTGCACTTGCAATTGCTCCACTTGCTTTCGGCTTAGCAGCCGTTACATTTGATGCTGATGCAGTCGTCATATTCTTTCCTCCTGTTGATTCTGCACTTGGTGTTCTTACTTCTGTCGCTTCTAATTCTGGCGCCAAAACTACACCTCCTTTTTAAAAATAATTAATGTCATATACCGCTTGATATCGATATTGCTTCGTTTCCGTGTCTGTAAAGTTGTAGTCACTATTGTGATGCACACCGCTAACTTCGTTAATCGTGACGAGATCCTCAACTACTTTCTTGACTTTCTCATTCAGCTCAGCAGCCTTTTGAATTGATGGTGCATAACTTTGAAAAGCGAATGTGGCGGAATGAACGTAGTCGCTTCCACCGCTTCCAGTCTTTTCTAAAATGACATAACTTTCAGGCATTTTCGGTTTATGCTCAAAAAAAGACGGAACATCTAACTGTCCGTCCAAAAATTTCTTTATAACTAATTCGATCATCTCATAGCCTTCAGTAAAATATTATGTTTTTTATTTCTAGCCATGCTCTTGATATCAGTCGTACTAATCTTTGCATTGGCACGTTTTTGCCCTGGAGATACAGTCAATTCAAATCCCTCACCTGCTCTACTTGCAATCCCTTGCCCTTTTTCCCTCAAAATACCCTGCATTTCGGAAGAACGTAGCAAGGCAGACACGCCAGCCGAGTTCAATTGAAATTTCATATCACTCATAAACTTCAACCATAACCTTTCTATTCCAAGATAATGGAATCATTGACTCAATTCCCTCTTGAGGGATGCCAATCGTCCGCCATTTGCGACCAAAAAACTTAACCTCACGGTTTTCCCACTTGTTAGTATCTCCTTTGGGAATACCAAGTGTATATTCCGCCTTTTTCCCAGTCAAATTCATTTGATTGATGACGTCCTCTGATGAAGTTGGAGCAACCAATACATTTTGAACCTCAATCTCAACATCACGATGGATTGGATGACCGAAATCGTCGTTACCAATTTCCACCTTGTCTATTAAAATGACAGGGATTCCTTTTAGGTAGGTCATAAATTTCAATCGCTCCATATCGTTGTTTTTTCTTCAAACCAAGCCTTTTGAGTTCGGTGTCTTTAATAAAGAGACCGCCTCCAGGGACAAGGTAAGAACCACTAAAAGAATAACCCAAGGCACTTTCAGAAACTTGAGTCATTGGTTCATGGTCTGTTGAGGTCATGAGGGTTCGTGCCACGATATCGACCGTGACAGACTTGGCAACACTAGCGAATGACATGCTTTCTGCCACCATATCGTCAAGGTCTTTACCGACTTTTTCAGCTTCCACTCGCAAAGAATTAGATACAACTTCCAACAAAGCCTCAGCCCTTGCACGCTCATCAAATTTCAACGAGCGCCATAACAATTCCAAGTCTTCAATCTTTGCAAAAGTTCCCATAGCTTAACCCTTGTTTTCCTCGTACAAGGCTACCAAATCGGATTTTTTTGAACTCTTATCGTAATCAATGCCTAATTCATCCAAACTAGACTTTAATTCCGCTACGGTCAAATCCGCTCCGCTTGGTGCCGTATCTTCCACAGGCACCCAATCTCCCCCGATTAGAGAATCGGAAGAGATTACAGCGCCCGTTTTTGTATCACGGTATAAAGCCATAGGTCTTAAGCCTTAACACGAGCAAAAGCGTCTGCGTCAAGAATGCCCCAACCGATAAAGGCTTCTGCACGCAAACAGATTTCATTGTAGGCTTTAAGGTCACGGCCTGCACCATCTGGATCACCATATTCGATGATTTCTAATGGGATATTTTCAGAATATCCCCATTTGAAGCGATTTTCAAAGTCCCCAACGATAGCATGGTCTTGGTCTGCGCTTCCTGAAATCGTCAAGTTTTTGTTTACGTCAGATTTCATTCCGAAGAATGAGTCTGGATTTTGACCAAAGCGGAACTCTGGATATTGTACGACACCGTTTACTTTAACTTTAGCAAGTGCTTGACCTGCGGCTGGTGAAATGGCGATACCTGTTACTTCCCCACCTTTTGCTACGATAGCTTGAACCGCTGTATCAATGTTTTCATCAACTTTTGTTTCGTCGTAAGTTACTGTAGTACCTGTTACAACGCCATCAAAAGAGTTAGTGTCCTTGAAAGAAGCTGGTGTCATGCCTTTTGGCTCAAGTCCATGAAGCGCCGCGATATCAAACGCTTCTGCGATTTTCTTAGAGAAGCCATCTGCGAATTGAGATAGATACTCAAGTTGTTTAGCTTCAGACATGTACTTAAATTCTTCTGTGATACGGGCTTGGTATACAAATTTAAGCGGTTTGATTACTTTTGAAGTAATAGTAGCTTTTCCTGCTTGCTTTTGTTCGCCTTCTCCAACGATTTGCGCATTTCCTTCAAGGTTGAAGATGAATTGCTCTACTCCATTGAATGGGATAGGCGTTTGGTTTGAAAGTTTAGCAAGTACGGAACGTCCTTGAACCTTGCTGATCATTTCTTTTACAAGTTCTGGTTTAAAAAGTGTTGCTGTCTTTAGCGAATTGTCTGTCATGTTATTACTCCTTTATTTGTGAAAATTCATTTCTTTAAGCATTTGTCGCATTTCTAGCTCTTTTCCACTAGAAACCTCTGGCTCCACGTCTTTTAGAGGTGCTTGCGGTACTGGTGCTGGACGCATAAAACCAGCTAGACGCTCAGCATCAGCCCTCAATGCCTCTTCGTCAGCACCTTGAAGACGGTCAGCCAAGTCATAAGGCAAGCCATTCTGTAGTGCGATACGAGTGCGAAGACTTGCGGTTTCGTAATTCGTTACTTTTCCTTGCAAGTCTGTGATTTGAGCGTCTAAATCCGCTCTGGTTTGCTTATCATCTTCAACAGTTGACTTCAAAGCACTGTTTTCAGTTTCAAGCTCTGAGACACGGTTTTTAAGCTCTTCATAATCGCTATATTTTTCACGCTCACGTCTGATGCGCTCTTTAACGATATTGTCAAGCTCTTCCTGTGTTTCAATGATTTTAAATTCAGACATCTTCATGTCTCCTTTCTCCTGCTTCCCCGGCAGTTCGGTAATTTTTTAGGCATCAAAAAAAGCAGTCTCTCAACCGCTCTTCTTAATAACTGATTTTTTGCTTTTTCTTAGGCTTAGTTGTCACACAAGCCCAATGCGCAAGCAAGGCGCTATCCATCAAAGAAATATCCATATCCGCAAAATGCGAGCGATAGCCAAACCCACCGTTTGAACCGATGTTCCGCTTCTCGCAGTTGGTTGTGATTTTCTTCAAAGACGGTTGACCAGCATGGCACAAGGTTTTTTGATAAATCCCTTGTTCCCACATAGAGTTAGCCACGATGATTTCCTTGACCGTAGGCAATATCACGCTCTTCATGCGTTCCTTCTTCAACTCTTCATCAAGGATTTTCTGACCGCTTGCCCCATCGACTACGATAGTAGCCACATCGGCACGCTTCACAAAATCCAAGATCCAGTCATTTCCGTTACGGACTGACTGACAGTCAATCGTCTCAACAAAAATCCTCTCATCTACTGTACGAACAGCAATACTCAACGCCACGTTTGCGCCATCTTGACCATATTTGACTCCGACAAACAACTTACCTGATAAATCAGGCATAGAGTCAACACACAACTCATTCCATTCCGTTTCCGAAATAGCAGATTTCTGGTTGTATTCAGGCCAATAACCCAAACGCTGCACGTTATGGTCTAGCTTATCATCACCAAGCTCAGCTTCTATCTTCCGCTCATTCAAATGATAACCCATAGAGGGATTGGAGTTATACCAGGCATCGACATCTTCAATCTCTTTTTCCTCAGAAACTGACCATTCTGCCCAACCAGAGTATTTTCCTTTCCCAAACAGGCAAGTCTTACGGTAATTTGTGAATACCGTCCCATTTGAAACAGGTGTAGGAGGTGTCCCACACATGATTGTGATTGGATTGCTACTATCCGTTACCGTATATTTCAATGCCGATTCCTGCTCAGTTGTATATTCCTGAGCCTCATCGATTACAAGAAGGTCAAAACCTTCCCCCAAACCACCATTGGATGTTCTGGTACGGAATTGTACAATTCCACCACCGTCAAACAGTTCAATCCGCTCTTGTCCCTTGGCTCGTATAGAGCTAAAGTGCTCACCATCCACATATCCCATTTTTTCAAGGTATCGTTTAACCTTTTCAAAAGAGGAATGGGAGGTAGATATTCGATGGGCCGTGTGTAGGATGTTTAGTCCATTATGCAGGCCCCAAAGTTCAAAAAGGTACAAGAGTTCAGACTTCCCATTACGACGAGGAATAGAGTAGCCAAATTTTTGATGCACCCACAAACCATCCTTGTCAACCGCCATGATAGAGGTCAACAGATTGACTTGCCAAGCGTAGCAAGAAAGACCCGTCCGCTCGTAGATTTCTACCGCTTCTTTCGCCTTAGAATTTTTCTTGACGTACTTTAAAATTACCGATTGAGTAGGATTCTGATTGCCAAGTTTCTTTCTAGCCATCCACTGCTCCTTTCAATCGTATCGCATGATAACCCTATCGCTGGGATGATTTAATTGATTACGTTCAAAATATAGTTTTTAGCAACATCTAACATTCCTAATGCCTGCAAACTACTATCCCAGCTATAGCCAAGATTTATCTCACCATCTTTATCCAAAGAAACTACCAATACCGAAGTGTAGTCATGACTAGCCTCAAGATTTTCCTCCAAAATTTCTTTCACGGAAGCACCACGCTCCAGACTAGACTTTTTCTCTGAAAAATCAATCGTGTTTTCCATCTTTCTGTCCTTTCAATCGTATCGCATGATAACCCTGTCACTGGGAGATATCGGATCACCTCCACGTTTTATTCCAAACGTTTTGTTTTTTTCCTGATTTAGGGTCATAATCGACCGTGCAATTACAACAATTATGTCTCGCATAAACACCCTTTGGAACCTTTGGATAAATGTAGGTCCCCTCCAAACTTTGGCACCAGTCACAACAATTACTAACAGCTCTACGAGTAATTTCAGGTTTTAAACCTGCTTTATGATGCGCTTCGGCATTCTTTTGAATAAAATCATCAACAATACTTTGACTAAAGTTGACTATAGGTTCTTTTAGAATCCAATTCACATCTTTAAAGCTATCTTCACTAGATAGACGATTGACAAAACCGTCTATTTTATCTTTGTTTAATTTCGGAGTTTGAACAGCAATTCCAATCTTTGCTTTTTGATTTAAATCCTTCTGAACCTTACCAGCGTAATCACTCACAAGCTCATGATTTCGCCCCAGAACGTCCGTCAGTACACGTTGAGCGATATTATAATACATTTTACCGTCTGGTAGTGTTTCGTTCGTCAGAGAGGCTCCCAGAGCCTTAGAAAGTATCTCCCCAATTTCGATAGCATATTGATTGGCATCCAAATAACTTGCCTTGCTATGTTGCAATTTAGACAGCAAGTCTTTCAAGACCTCGCTGTCTAGCCTAGCACCTTCAAACTCAGACTTGATTTTCTTGAGCAGGCTCGGAACGATATCCTCCACCATCTGCAACCTCCTTCAATACTGGAGCAGGCTTGTCTGACCCTTTAATTCCAGTCAAGTCACGGATGGTTTCAGCATCCATATAGCCAGGCACCGCTTGGTTTAATTTAATAACACCATCACCAATCAAAGTCAGCATGTTAGCATCCGCCTCAAACAAAGGCTCCCACTTCACGACCGTTTTATTGAACTGTTTCCTCAAATATGGAAACTCATCACGTAAACAAGTAGCCACATAAGCCACATTCAGCAAACCAGAGCCCAGAGAGCGCTGAGCCTTCCGCCCAGCTAACCGTAAGTTCTCATGACTAGCCTTTATAGCTTCAACAGATGATGGATTATCTGAAACAAATCCAAGATCATCCAAGGTCAAGCCCATCTCCCCAGCAAAGCCAGCAACTGCAGTCCGTAACTGCTCAGTAAAAGGAGACATGCTGGATGTGGTGAATTGTCCCACATTCGGCTTGTCCCCTTCATCATCTTTTGTAAACGTAAGCAAGCTAGACACAGTCGCTTTCCAAGTATCAATCGCCTCAGCGTCTTGACTCAATCCCAACACATACTTTTGAGGGAATGAATAGAATTCAGCAGTCACGTCTGACCGCTCAAGTGTTCGTTTAGCATATCTCTGATAGTACATCCCAGCCCGAGTAATTCGTGACCGACCAAAAGGACGGACCGCATCAGGTCTATGAATAACTGGCACCAACAAAGGAACCCCAGTTGGATTTCCGATTGCAAACGGCTTTCCATCTTTCGGATAGAACCAAGTTACATCACTAGTAAAATAAGCCTCAAGCACGGCATAACCATTGTCATCCCGTTTCAAAACGGCATAGCCCTCTGTCAGCAAACCAGTGATAGGATCGAGAACGCCAGTCGCATTGCTTGCCTCAATAACCTGCAACCTAGGAGCGTCATCATCGTCTCCTTGCGAAATGTAAACAAAACAACACGATCCAATCAGAGCTGAAAGGATCGCGCTATCAAAGAATACATCAGGATTGTTCTGTGCAAAGATTTCATTAGCCTCAAAATCATCATTAGCAAACTCACGAAAGACCAAACGGTCTGCAAGACTGTCAACACCCTTAGCAGCCCAACCTAAGACTGCTCGATATTGTTGCCTGATTTGAGGTGGTATCGTAATACCAACATCTATGTCATTGTGTTGCATAGCATACTGATTATATCTAGTATCTACACCCATTTTATAGTTGGCTAACTTCTTCCTGAGATAGCCCATACCTTTCAATGTCATTTTATACAACTACCTTTCATTTCCCGCGAGAAAAAATGTACAGTGACGGTGTGAAGCCCTGAAGCACCGAGGGGGAGGGGGTCATCCCCCCACCTTGGTAGGAACACTGTCCTTTTCTCAATCACGTATCTTTTCTTTAACCCTTGTACTTAAACCAATCTGTACTTTGTGGCAAATTCCTATTTCCAATTACCTTTGTTCCATTTGTCTTCTCATCAGCATATAGCTTGTCAGACTTCTGTCTATTGCATTGCCAATGCGCCAACTGCAAGTTAGCTATGTCGGATGGATGTCCGTTCTTATTTACTGGAACGATGTGATCAATGACTGGACTTAATGGATGAGGATACCTCAGGTCTTTGTCAACAGGCTGACCGCATATCCCACAAGTATTTCTTGTCTTTAAGATAATCTTCTTGTTCTTCTCAAAGGCTACTCTGTGTGGTCCGCTACGGTCTGCACGGAGGGGGTTGGTATTCATCTAGGGAGGGGGTCCTTTCTTTTTTAGGGGAGGGGTTGGTATTCTCAAATGCACCCCCTCGGTATCTTTCAAAGCAGGGGTGTTTTTAGTGCACCGACCCCCTATTGTATTTAACATATCTTATATTTTGTGACTTTCGAGAGAACCTGCTTTAACTCAGTCTAGACAATGCTTCAGCCACATTTCTAATTTATTGAATTTACCGTTTCTCAATATGATAAATAGATATGTTTTTAATACGTAAAAGTAAGCATACTTTCATCTATTTCATCTTGATTGTAGCCAATATAGTCCAATGTTATATCTGGTGCAGAGTGATTAAGTATCTGCATTAAGATAGCTATATTACCATTCTGTTTGTAGTGATGGTATCCAAATGTTTTTCTCATCGAATGGGTACCAATGTGTTCAAGTCCAGAATGATTTGCTGCATCATTTAAAAATTGATACACAGCTACTCTTCCTATGTGTTTAATTCTAAGTCCGTCGCCCCTAACTTTCTTTCTGCTCGGAAAGAGGTAGTCGTAACTTTCAAGATTATTTTCTTTTATGTAACGGTTCAGGGCTTTTCTTAACTCTGGGTTAACTGCGAACCTTCTTATTTTTCCTGTCTTTTTCTCTTTAATTTCAATTCTGTCTTGAGTAACATGTTTTACTTGAAGAGGAACAATGTCGCTTACTCGTAGACCTGAGTATATCCCAAACAAGAAGAGAATATAGTTTCGTTCACTCTTTGATTTCAAATAATTCTTCATTCGTTCAATGTCATCTAGATCACGAATTGGTTCTACTTTCTTCATGTACCTCTCCTTTCTACATAAAAAGCCACTGGTCGTGGCATTGAATATGACAGTAGCTGGAATTGAACCAGCTGGTCTAGCAGTAAAACGCACGCTTGGTAAAAGTTTCAAGGAGACCCAAACAACCTGCTAACCTGTCCTTACTGTCTAAGAGGCAAAAGCCTCTGCATTTGTAGGAGTCCTCATGACTGTGTGTTCCCAATCATTGGATAATACTATTTTAGCACCTTTTTCCGCTCCAATTCTCCCAAGATTTTCCCAGATTTTTCCCAAGATTTTCCCAAAAATCACTTGTAAACTAGAAGGTTGCTTGCTTGATAGGACTCCGCAAACTCTAATAGAGCTTTGTTCAATATCCGATAATATTCACTAGATGAGTAGCCTAGTTCTGAATAAATGCTATAGTCTTCCCTCTTCTTTTTCCTGCAATATCGTTCAACAAGAATACGTGTGTATTCTAAATCGGAAAGATTGTTGATTGCTTTAGCGATTAGCTCTAGGTCCTGCTGAGCTGACACTCTACGCACAACCATACTTTCTACCTGCTTGCTTGTCTTGCCACTTGATGATCTTGGTTCAAGCGAGTAGGATATTGTTATTTTGGGGGCGTATTCTTCTCCAGCTATCCGTCTCAGGCGACTGTATTTTTTAAGGACTTTGATAGCTTCCTTTCTGGTTTTCTTTTCATCAATGATATCTAATAATTCTATTTGCACACGAACTCCTCCTCATGATATAATAGTGTTAATGATTTGTTGCTATGAGGGTCAGCCGTGTGCTGGCTCTTTTTTTATATCTCAATCCCAAAAAATGTGCAGATGTCTTCGATGGCAAACTCTGAAATTCTGCCACCATTTTCCCAAATGCTAATCGTCGCTTCAGAATATCCTAATCGTTCACCAAGCTCTTTTTGAGTCAGTTTACACTCTAGTCGTTTCATTTTCAAAATGGTATTGAACTCTTTGGGTACTACATTAAATAAAATTGATTCCTCGACTCCTAACTCGTCAGCTATTCTTTTTCTAAAGCGTTCAGATGGTACCTTGCCACCCTCCCAATGGCCAATCGTATTTACTGAAACACCGAGAACCTTTCCGGCTTGGGTCTGATTCAATCTTCTTGATTTTCGCCAAATACGTAACTGTTCTGGAAAATTCTTATCTTCTCTATTCATCATCTACCTCAATCTTTACGACTGCCCTACCATTTGGATTTCTTCTTTGCGTGGATGCAAAAGTATAATACTTCAACATCCGTTCAGCAATACCCGTTTCTTTACTGACTTCAGCAAGAGTACCTAATGTTATGAACACATCTCCTTGATAAAGAGCATATTCACTCATGTTCCATCTCCTCAATCAGCCAGTCTAAATTTTTTCTAGCTTTCTTCAGGTCTTCGATACCATTCTTTTCTTTGTAGCGAAGTAAATACTCGACTGCACTGCACCAGTGATGTGCTTCCATTTCTGCCTTGCCTTTGATGAAATTTCTCGTAACATCCTTCACTTCGAGACCATAAGTCCCGATGTAATGGCTTGGGTTGTTTATGTTGTCTGTCATGTTAAATCCTCCAAAAGCTCCGGATTTTCGTAGATATTGCCGATGATTTCTTCATGCTCAGTCCATGCATATCCTTCTCCCAATCCTTTTAGATATACAGCAGGCATTCCGCCTATGAACATACCGCCATATTCTTTTTCTAGATACACTTCATGGGAACATCCTCTTGTACATTTAACGATATCACCGATGAATACCTCTTTACCGTTCTTATCCTTGAGTCCTGTTGATTGCATGAGCTTGACATCTCTAAAATCTCTCCAATACTCTCCAAAGTCATCATATAAGCGAACTCCTTCAGTGTCTATATAAATCCTATCAACCACCGACATTCTCTTACGCCAGTTATCCCACACTCTAAATTTCGGTATCATCCCAAATCCTCCTCTTTGACAAACGAACCGTCAATCCAACGACCCTTGCGGTCTTTGATTTCTTGGTAAGCCAGTTCAAAGCATTCTTCAAAGCTATAACCAAGAGCATTGCTGATTATTCTTAAATAGCGGACTGCACACATCAGATTATGCCTGCACATTTTCTTGTCTGCTAAATCTTGCGATAACTGAAAATCGCTAATGTGAACATTCAAAGATTTAAAACATTCCATAACTTCTTTTTCTCTGAAGCTTTCAGAATCCTTGAATATCCCTTGCGCATCCTCTTTTATCAGCAATGCAAGCCCAACAATCACAACTGCGCAATCTCCGATGCTGTCCTTGGTCAGCTTCTCATTCTTCTTGAGATAGCCTGCGCATAACTCGCCGAACTCTTCGCTGAGTTTTAGTGACTGCTTGTCCAGCCGTCCACCGTTCTCTAAATCTCGGTCAATAAACCATTGTTTTACATTTTCTAGTGTGTTCATGATAACTCCTATCTATTTGTCAATTTTGGTACAATCTCATTCAAAATGAATAAGTAGTTAGGTGCTAAAAAGTACTTACCAACATGAAAAACAAAAGCCAACATCGATGTTAGTGCAAGACCAGCAAGCAGCTTTTTAATGGTTCCCATAGAATTTTTTAGGTTCTCTCTGGACAGTGCTCTAGCATGTGCATAGATTGACACACCGTTGGGACAGTCACGACTACTCAAATGCACCCAATCCACCTTGGTTTGCATTACTACAAATGCTATGATAGTCCCTAGAGCAATACTGAACTAAATCATAGCATCACAAGCTGTATTGAGCGCTATGTAATAGGTCCGCTCTCTCACAAGTTGTTCATAAATTTGTGGCGCATTCCCTTTAAATGTTGTAAGCAAAGAACTCACTTCATCAACTGTCATATTTAGCATTTTTGCTAAAGCTTGTAAAATATCGTCCATTATAATAACACCTCATCCCCAACTTTCACTTTCTCATACACGTCCTTCGTAACCACGAACACCCCGTATTCACGAATCGTAAGCGTGTATAGCTTCCCGTGTCGTCCTTTCTCGACCACCTTACCAAAAATCTCAGCGCCTGCATTATCAGCCTTATAGATAACCATCGGCTTCTTTTCTTCTAAATCTCGAATCCTGTCCATCTGCCAGATGTTCAATCCAGCAGATAGCAGGATACATACTGCTATGAATCGTTTCATTTTGCTCCTTCGTTCTTATAAGTGAAAAAAGACATCACTTGTTTTGGATTTACATAAGCATTTCCGACGTGCATTAAATGTCTATTGTTAAACTGACTAGTTAATCGTTTGACGTCTTCTTCGCTACAATTAAATAATTGGATTTTGCTATTATCAAGCAAATAAATTACAATTTTCATTCTTCTACCTCCTTTAACTGTCCCTCCCAATCGCTGGCAGGGTGGACGCATAATTCCGTCCCGTTGTAATAAACGAATTCCTTTTCACCATAATTATTTACTAAAACCCAGCCTTTTATAGTTTTCACTCCGTCAAAAGACTTGTGTGTATACTTTGCAACTTTCATCACTCCACCCCTTTTTTGAAAGCTATATTCAACCATAGATTGTATTTGTGCATTTTACGCTCAATTTTTTTAGGTATATCCCTTTCAAAAACAATAAGCGGACCATCTGTGTCTTCTGTATCTGAGTAATTTATGATTTTATCTTTTGAGTAACAATTTAAAAATTGTTTTCCAAAATGGTTGCGAAAAGATATTTTGAATATTTTCTTTTCTTTGTAACAACTTTTAATCATTATTCGTCTTCTTGATTTGTTTAATGACATAAGTCCACCTCCTCAATCTCAATCCCTTCGCAATCAAACACCCAGCCGAAATCATTCGCAACTACATCCTTTTTTGTAAGTTTGTAGCATTGTTCTGAGAAATTAGTACTTTTCGTAAAAAGGAGCACTACGGGAGAAAAATGTCCGTATTTATCTGCTAAGTTAGCATTTTGGTTGACGAGATATAAGTCCCCGTCGTTTCGGTTTAGAAGTTTAATTTTGTATTTTTTCTCTTCCTCGACCTCGTAGCCGT